TTTTCTTTCATTTTGGTCTCCATTATAAAAATTTTTCTTGACAAGCGTAACGCTTAGTCGTATAATTCGCTATGTAGCGACAAAAGGATAATACACTTTAGTAATTATTTAATGTACTGTCTTTTTAACATTGTTCATAGCATCAATCATTTTATTTAATGCTTCCTCTTCCTCAGCGGAAACATAATCATCTTCAAATATTCCTTCATCTTCAACAAATGATCCTGTATACTCTACACTCTGTTTGTATACGGTGTCAACCAATTGTTTATATGAACGGTAAAACCTTTCTGATAAGGGATATGTTGTTATAACATTTATATCGTCAAAAGTTACTTGAATAGAATCCGTCATAGTCAAATAAGGTCTAATATGATTTATTTCTCCCAACCCTCTAGGGCCTGGTGCTGGCATTGACAAATACTCCAAAGGATACAAAACTGTAATTCCTTCTTGGGTTCTGTCTGTATAGCCTATAATATTTTGTCCACCTAACAGGCGAACAACTAATATTTGGCTTTCCTCATTTAACATCTATCTTTACCAACTTATAGTTAAACTTTTCTTCATTATATATTTTGATCCTTTCTATCATATGTAGAAGTGTATAATTCTTCTTAGACTTCCAGGATAAGTCGTCTCCTATATCAAACAGATTACAAGAAACTTTATTATCACCCTTTCTCAAACCCCTTCCTATTGACTGTAAGTTCCTAATTCTAGACTTACTAGGAGAAGCAAAAACAATATTATGTAAGTTCCTTATATTTATACCCGTTGAAAATGTGCCGTATGATGCGATGATAATTGCATCTGATTCTTTTTCTGTAATAGAACGAATCTGTTCTCTAGTTTCTGTATCTGTACCACCGAATACAAAAAAGACCTTCCTGCCATCATTTACCTTTTCTTTGATCATCTCATAAAGGACTTTACCATGCTTCTCTACATATTGAAAAAGTACAAGGGTATTTCCTTTTTGTGTTATAGATAAGTTTCTAATAATTACATTACGACTATGATTTGTAACAAGCCAATCCATCTCTTCTTGATAGTTCATTTTTTTAACTAACTGACGATCAGAATCTTTATACTCTAAAATCATTCCTATAATTTTTAAATCGGCAACCTGGTTTTCATCCATAAGTTTTTTAGTGGTTGTAACCTTGTATACAGATCCGAAGATGCCTTCTAAAACCAACTTATGTGTTTTAGTGCCATCCAAAGTTCCAGTAGTTCCTATTCTATAAGGAGTATTAGAGCATTTGTCAAGGATTGTAGTTAATGATTTTGCTTTAAACTGATGTGCTTCGTCGCCATAGACAACATCAAACTTTTCAAACCAGGACTTTGGAAACTTATAGATTGATTGCCAGGTTGAAATTGTGATAGGAAACTCGTTGGACTTTTCTTTGCCACCGTAAATCCTATGACAGTTTTCAGAGACCTTCCAATCAACTGCTGTAGCATAGTCTTGAAAGTCTCCGTACATCTGTTCTACCAACGAAGTGGTTGGTACTATGATTAATTGTTTTCTTCCTAGCTGTTGATGATAACGAACCAGGGAATATATAATGAGAGACTTGCCAGAAGCAGTGGGGCTAAGTAGGAGTACCCTACCTCTATTAACGGCTTCACGGATTCCATCAGCTTGGTAATCTCTAACTTCAATATCTTTTCCATTACTCTTTAAGTTTAACTCCTTTGTTAAGTTTTCAACGTATTTTATTGATACAGGATCTCCTATATCGGTTATCTTTTCTTCCAGTTTATACTCGAGAGTCTTGCAAAACTCTCTCAAGTATGGTAATAGCCCAACATAAAGAGTCTTATTGTAAATGTTAAAAAGTCTAACTTTTCCATCCCACATACGACTCTTATAGAGAGGCATAAACTTAGCACCAGGTACCTCAAAGGTAAAATAGTCGCTAAGTTCTTGAGCGATACCTGGGTCAGTATCAACAAGCAGATGTACTTCGTTTTTCTTTTTAACTGTTATCACTACATTAAACCGTTAGTAAACTTTGTCCATTCGATAGCGTTTTTAATATCCCATGTCCTACTATTTAGTGCCTTCATAACTGTCTCACAAAATAGCAAACATGCCCGCGAGTACTCAAGTCTCTCAGATAATTTAATAACATCTGGATCACTATCCAAGTACTCTTGCATTTCGTTTTTTAAAGGTTGGTTACCTAAAAACTGTTCCCAACCTAAATCGTCAAGCTCTTGTTTACTAAGCTCGCCACGAAAATATCTCCACTTCAGCCTCCTAAGAGTAAGTAGGTTAGATTCGTATTTTCTGTTCTGTAGTTTTAGCGTCGTTAAATAATTCAAATACTTCGAATGTAACTCTGCTGTCTTGATTGCTGCCGAGC